CGGCGAGGTCATGACGCGGCGCGGGCATTATGTCGCGGCGTGCATCACCATCGTGCTTTCGTACTTCAAAGCCGGTCGGCCGGACATGGGACTCACCCCCATGAACTCCTTTCAGATGTGGTCTGACAGCGTGCGTTCGGCGCTCGTTTGGTGCGGCGAACCGGACCCTTGTTTGACGATGGAGCGCGTGCGCGACAATGACCCTGAAACGGCTCAATTAGAAGCGCTTATTGATGGTATGCGCACTATCGGTATTGACTACGAAAACGCGGCCAGCGCGGCCATGTTGTACGATCTCAGCGTAGGAAAGGCATTGCACGAAGCGTTGCAACCATGGATTTATGGAGCAAAATTTAATGCAAACGCCTTCGCAAGATGGCTAAATAAGCATAAAGATAGGCGCGTCGGGAATTTCGCGATCAAGCGGCGAAGCCTGGATGGCTATGTGCGATGGTACATAATTTAACATAACCGCAGAACGAAAAAGGAAACTAAGTGGGATAAGAGGGCTAATAGTCCCACTCCCTACCCTAGGTGTGAAAAATAGCATAATTATACATAATCACGTAATATGGTAAATTATGCCATTTTGTACGTATTGGGTTAGAAGTGGGGCACTTTAAGCACTTTGCCCACTTTTTACATAATCAGGATGCACGCATGAAAAAAGCTCCGACAGATGACGAGTATGATAAGTTTGACGGCATGCATTGCAGTCGAAAATATGCGGCGTTAAAGCAGGCCGATTGGACCTGTCCGGTGTGCGGCCGATCGCTGCGTCAATGCATTCGCTGGAGGAAAATTAGCGGGCCGTATCATCGGGCGAAATACGGCGACGCCAACGGCTACGGATTTACGATCGGACTGCATGAGCATCATGATCACGGCGAGCGCTGGACTGGGTGCGTAGTAATTTGCGGCGCTTGCAATGCAGCGGATGGCTTGGCCAAACGCCGCTTGGGCTTGCCTAAGAATTGGTCGTTTTCTGTTGCGGAGCTGCGCCAGTTCGTGACTGCTGAGCCGCATGGCGCGGCAACGATAATTTATGTGCATGCCAAAAATATTTACGAGGATGCAAACAAATGACCCTCACCGACGACGAATTGCGCCACGCGATTTCATCGGGCATGACCGAGATTTTCGAGGGCGTCCAGCATGTCCGGCATCGGCGCGTCGAGGCCGCCATTCGCAGAGGCGATGTGTCGATCCGCGCATCGCGTGCTGAGCGGCGGCGCGCCAGCCGCGAGCCGCCGCGCCGGCCGGCCCGCCAACAACCGCTGCTCACGTCTTACGCCCGCCGCATGGTGATGGTTCGTGCCGGTGATGTGCAGTTGACCGAGCTGGATCGCATGCTTACCGACGAGGAAGCGCGAGCGTTGGAGGAATGGGCGTTGTGCGAAGAGATCCTTTCCGGCCGCACTAAATCGGCGAGTTGGGATGTCGGGCGCGGTGGCGGGGGTCAGTCGGCCCCTATACCGGACGCCTGGCTTGCGACGTTGGCCGCACGCGAGCGAAAGCGGCGTGAGCTGGACAGGGGTAGCCGAACATTGCTTAGCGCCTTCACGGCCCTTCAAAACGGCTCTGAGGGGGCATTGTCCGCAGCGCAATATGGCGCATTGCTGTTTCCAAACGCGCGGAACAAGCGCCTCGCGTTTATCGAGGCGGTGGCGAAGGTGGCGGCAAGATTGGTTTAGCTGTTTCTTGAATTATAGCTTGACTTTCCTTTCGACACAGGAAAATGCTAAATTATTAAAGTTCACAACTGTGTCAGCATCCCGCCCGGCGGCAATCGCGGCAGGATTTTCGGAGATTATCCGCGATGAAGAAAGCCAAGCTCGCCCCGACCGACAAGAAAGCTGCCCCTCCGACTGCGCCAGTTGGCGGCGGCAAGAAGAGCGGCAAGGCAAAGGCGGGTTGAATGGCCGGTAAGGGCCTGTATACCGAGGCTATTGCCGCAGAAATTTGCCAGCGGATCGCCGAGGGAGAGACGCTCAATCAAGTCTGCCGCGATGCGCATATGCCCGCAAGACCAACGGTGGTTAGCTGGGTGCTCGCAGACAAGAAAGGTTTCGCTGACAGATACGCGCGCGCCCGAGAAATACAGTTCGAGACTTGGGCAGATGAAGTTTCCGAGATTGCAGATGATGGCGTAAATGATTGGGTCGAACGCGAAACGGAAACTGGGCGTAATATCAAGGAATACAACGGCGACCACGTTCAAAGATCTCGTCTCCGCGTTGATAGTCGCAAATGGCTGCTTGCAAAACTTAAGCCTGAACGATATGGCGACAGTTTAAAGCTTACCGGCGAATTGGATATCAATCACAAGACCGATGAACAGCTTACAGCTCAACTCGCTCAGCTCCTCAACGAAAAGGGAAGCGATAGCGATCCTGGAGGAGCTGGCGCGGCGTAAGAAACGTCGCAAGCTTTTCACCGTCTATCCCGACGAAGGCCCGCTTCGCCGCGAACTTTACGCCAAGCACTTGCAATTCTTCGCAGCCGGCATCGATCATCATGAGCGCGCGGCGGTTGCGGCAAACCGCGTTGGGAAGTCGTTCGGGCTTGGCGGCTATGAGACGACGTTGCATCTAACCGGCCTATACCCAGATTGGTGGCCTGGCAGGCGCTTTGCGCACGCAATCGATTGTTGGGCGGCTGGTGACACCAGCGAAACCACGCGCGATATTCCGCAGCTCATTTTGCTCGGCCCCGCCGGTGAGTACGGTACGGGCCTCATTCCAGGCGACAGGATTGCGGGAAAGCCAACGCATCGCGCCGGTGTTGCTGAGGCAGTGGACACGGTGCGTGTCAAGCATGTGAGCGGCGGCGTCAGCCGCCTAGGCTTCAAGAGCTACGATCAGGGCCGCAAGAAATTCCAGGGCACGGCCAAGCACTTGATTTGGATGGATGAGGAACCGCCGGAGGATGTGTACAGCGAATGCATGGCGCGATTGATGACGACGAGTGGCAGCATGCTTTGCACCTTTACGCCGCTTGAGGGCCTGTCCAATGTGGTGCTGCGCTACATGCCGCATATGGCGCCCGCTGCCGCGCCGAGTGTGAGGCAATGAGCAGGTTGGATGAGACCTTGGCCTTCGTGATCTCGCAAGAAATTCATGCGCGGTATTGCCAGGAAAGAGATGACGTCACGAAGCCCCTAGCCCGCGTGGGCGCATCTGTTCGGTTGGTCTCGCGCATCCAGCTTGCCTTGATCGAGGCCTCAGCAGGAAGTGATGCCATTGCTATTCGCGAGCGTCTTTATGGTCCGCAGCAAGGTTGCGACGCATGTCTCGCTATTGCATCCAGATAGGCTGGAATGACGTGCCGCATCTGTCCACCAAGCAAAAGGATGAGCTGCTCGACGCCTTTCCGTTGCATGAGCGCGAGGCGCGCGCCGAGGGCGTGCCGATGCTTGGCTCAGGGCGTATCTATCCGATTGATGAGAAGCAGATCGTCATCGATCCGTTCGACATCCCGGACTATTGGCCCAAAGCTTACGGGCTCGATGTCGGGTGGAAGATCACCTCGGCGCATTGGGGTGCGTGGGATCGCGAGAGCGATATCGTTTATCTGTACTCTGAGCATTATATGGGCCAGCAGCCGCCACAGGTGCACGCCGATGCGATCAAGCAGCGTGGCGCCTGGATATGGGGCGCGATCGATCCGGCGTCCGCAGGTAGCAATCAGAAAGACGGCTCGAAACTCATCGACGAATACCGTTCGCTTGGGCTAAACCTCGTTGAGGCCGATAACAGCGTCGAGGCCGGTATATTGGCCTGCTATCGCCGCATGTCGTCCGGTCGGCTTAAGGTGTTTCGCAATTGCGTGAACTGGCAAAGCGAGTACCGCATTTACCGGCGCGACGAGAAGGGCAAGGTTGTAAAGGAAAACGATCATGGCATGGATGACACGCGCTATCTGATCATGACCGGCATGCAGCATGCATGCTTGCCGCCGGAAGATCTCGAAGATGACCCATGGTCGCGCAATCGCGGCCGATCGATGGAAACGGGGTATTGAGGATGCTACTTGAGCCTAAAAGACTGCGCGTCTCTTCAGACATTCAACGCGAAGCGATTGAAGATGCTGCTGAGTTGTTGGGGTCTATTGAGCCGTTTACCTATTTGTGCTGCGCATCCGGCAATGTCGATCATGCCAAGAAGGCGATAGAAGAGTTCACGGGCATCAGGATCGCCGTCCTGCCCGTGGAGGCGCTTGCCGATCCTTATGGCTGGTTTCTTGTCGGACCAAATGGCGTCGTGTGGTCAGGCATCGTTTGACGGCTTTGCTCATGAAGCCGCCTATTGGTCGACGGCCATTACGCATAATTCTATGGCTTTATACGCCGCGATTTTTGAAATGTTGGCTATGGGGGTACAGCTCATCCGGCAAGTGTTTTGTTTGCGGAAAGCTAGCTAAATAATGGCCTTGCCCGAAATATATCCAATCGAAGACGATTTCGATAGCCGCATCGAGGGCGGGCGCAACTTCGTGCTCGAAACTCCCGTCGAGGATGGCGAAGAACCGCAGCAACCGCATCCGCTTGAGCAGTTGACCGAATGGGCCAAGAGCCCGAACATCATCGACGAGATCGAAGAGAGCGTCGTCAACTCGCTCGCGGATCGCGTCATCGACGAATACACTATCGACAAGTCCTCACGCGCCGATTGGGAGACCGAGGCGCGCCTGGCCATGGACGCGGTGTTACAGCGGCCCGAGGTCAAGAACTACCCCTTCCCGAACGCCTCCAACATCAAATATCCGATCCTGACCAATGCGACGTTGCAGTTCGGCGCGCGCTCATATCCCGCGATGGTGCCCGGCAACAAGGTCGTCAAGGTCGAGGTCGTCGGCCCCGATCCAATGGGCCTGAAGCAGGCGCGTAGCGACCGCGTCGGCGTGCATATGTCCTACCAGATCTTGAAAGAGATGGATGGGTGGGAAGACGAAACCGACACGATGTGCCACCAACTTCCCGTGCTCGGCGATGGTTTTAAGAAAGTCTATCGCGATGTTGAGAACGGCAAGAATTGTTCAGATTTTGTAAGCGCGATGAATGTGGTGGTCAACCAGACCACCAAATCGCTTCAGACCGTGCCGCGCATCACGCATGAGATTGAGCTGTATCCCTACCAGATCGAGGAACGCATCCGTGGCGGAACATTCACAGAATTCGAATATGCAGCATCCGGCGGCGCAGGCGGCATTCCAAGGCCAGACGGAACGACCGACAGCCCCAACGATACCGACGCGCCGCACGTCTTCTTGGAACAACACCGCTTTGAAGACCTGGATGGGGACGGCTTGCGCGAGCCCTGGGTGGTCACCGTCCACAAAGACAGCGGAAAATGCGTCCGCATCGTCGCCAATTACGACCTGAAGAAAGCCCGCGTGCGTGATGACGGCGTGATAGTCCGCATTCCGCGCCGCGATTACTTCGTGCACTTCCCGTTCTTGCCCGATCCGAACGGCGGCTTTTACGGCGTCGGATTCGGTCGGCTGCTCCGCTCGATCGGCGAGGCGGTCAACACCTCGCTCAACCAGATCATCGACGCGGCACATTTGCAAAATGCCGGCGGGGGCTGGCTCGGTAGCGGCATGAACCTGAAAAAGGCTCAGCTCCGCATCGCGATGAACGAATGGACACAGCTCAATGTCCCCGGCAAAAATATCCGCGATGCGATCGTGCCGCACAACTTCCCTGGGCCGTCTCCGGTGCTGTTCCAGGTGCTTGGCATGCTGATCGACGCGGGCAAACAAATCGCCAGCGTTCAAGATGTGTTGACCGGCGAGGCGACGGCGCAGACGATGCAGCCGACCACGCTGCTCGCGCTGATAGAGCAAGGGCTGAAAGTCTTCACCTCGATTATAAAGCGGCTTTTCCGCTCGCTGGCGAGGGAGTTTCAACTGCTGTATGAGTTGAACCGCGAACACCCCGACGAGGAAGCCTATCAGCGGATAATCGACTGGAGCCCGCCCCCGCAAGTGTTGCAAGCGGCAGAGGCGTGGAAGCAAGAACAGCAACAAGCCATGATGGGTCACAATGGTGGCCCGCCCATGGATGACCCAGCTCCCGCTCCGGCTCCACCGGGCGGTGCAGGTGAAGGTGGCGGCGCGCCGGTAGTCGCATCCTCAAGCGCTGCCGCCACCCAAGCGCCTGGCTCGGGCGGCGGGGCGCCCGAGCTGCCGGCGCAACTCGCCGTGCATCTTGAGCGGCCAACCATGGCCGGCGATTACGAATACGAGAATTGCGACATCGTGCCCGTGGCTGATCCGAGCCAGGTCACTGACATGCAGAAGATGGCCAAGGCCCAGATCATCGAGGCCAATATGGGCCATCCGAACATGAACAAGGAACAAGGGCTCAGGCGCATCTTAACCGCTGCGCAGATTGAGGAAGTCGACGCGCTGATTATCCCGACGCCCGAGGGGCCCGACCCGATGGTGAAGGCGGACGCCGAGGCGAAGATTAAGCGGAACTTGGCGGCCGGCATGAAGGACTTGGCCGCGTCGGATAAGATCACGGTTGAAACGCAGGCGATCCATCAGACGGCAGCCGCAGCACATGCAGAAGTGATGTCTGGCGCTTTGGATGACGATCGTGCGTTGCAGGCTGAGATAGTGCGCCTACAAAAGCTCAAGGATGATCGGGAGTTCGCATTGAAGGTGCGTCAGCAAGAAATTGACAAGGAGCAGGCGACGGCCAAGAATAAGGGTGAGGCAGCGTGAAACCTTCGCCCGATGCTTTCGAGCAATGGCGTCACTCGCCCGTGACGGAATGGTTGCTAGACATCTTCCTCGTCGCCGAGATGGAGCGCACGAAGCGCACATTTCAAGATCAGGCTTGGAGCGGATCGGAACCGGATTTGGTTGCGCATCGCGAGCGTTATGAGACGCTAGAATGGATACGCGGCCTGGATATGGAATTGATTGAACAGACGATAGGGATGCAAGATGGATGAGACGACTGAAGAGCTAGATAGGCTGTACGGTGCGGATACTGAAGAAGGCGAAGGCGGGTTCGAATCGGGCGTCACGAAGCTCTCACTGGCTAAGGATGGCAGCCTCGTCCGTGAACATGTGACCTACGCTCATATTTGCGGTAACGCCCAGAGCGATGCGGCCGAGGCGTACGCCATTGAGCACAAGGAATTGCGGGGCGGCGGATTGCTGGGCGGCGGATACACGATCACCGATGACCGCGTGAATGTTGCCGCTGTACGCTGCAATATTTGTGGCCAGCCTTTGCGTATGGGCTGCTGTTCAGGTCTAGCTCCTAATGTCGCCAGCCTCGCGGGACTTGGCGCAGCCGAGCCCGGCAGCAAGCCACATCCTGACGCCAATTTTGAGACGCTTGATTTCACCACGGGCGCATATGAGCGCGTTGAGAATGGCGAAGTGGTTGAAGCAAACATCGTCGCCGAGGATCTCGTACGCATCAACGACAGCGGCATCGTCCCGACCGAGTTCAAGGTACTGGTGCTGCCGGACCTTAGCGAAGTCGAGCTACGCGCCAAGCGAATACCGAACTTTGCGCTACCGCCCGGTGTGGTCGCACCTCACTCGGCCGCCGTGGTGTCGGGAACGATTATCGCTATGTCGCCGGCAGCGTTCAGTTATCACGATTGGCCGGAGGGTTGCCGCATTCCTGCGATTGGTGAGCGCGTTGTGTTTGGTCGCTATTCCGGCCTGATTGTCGAGGGCAAGCCGGTACGCAACGAGCATGGGCGTGACGAACCGCGCGAATATCGGCTGCTGAATGACAAGGATATTGCGGCGATACTGGAGTTTTAGCCATGAGTGGATGCCCAACATGTGGCACGCCGGACTATGCGCATGATCAGAGCGGGCGCGAAGGTCTGGACGTTCCGGCGATTCCGGCGGAAGTGATTGAGCGTGGCGCTATGGTGCTACGGGAGAGAACTGTCTGTAATATTGGTGAGGCTCGCGATATAGCCGAGAATATATTTATTGCGATGCGCGGGGCGTGCTCATGACTTATTATGTACTTCTCGCCATTGGTTATGTATTGCTGTGTATTGGCGGTGCGTCGCTTGGCTATTTCAGCGCGAAGGTACTCGACGCGATTAAGCGGTGGCATGAGCGCAATATCCCGGCATCACGTATTTCGTTCGCTGTGGCCCACCCTATTATTGACGAGTGGGCTACCGCGCCGGGCCGTGAATGGTATTGGGGTGACACACATTTGCGACATTTTGCTGAGAACGAGTTTGCTCGGCAGGTGCGCGCGGACCTGGAAGCACCGATTGGCACGATTTTGGAGCGCGTGGAGTATTCAGTGATGACGCATCATCCCGAGGCGCGGAACTGGAGCTTCAGCCGGGTACATTAGTAAGGTTCGCTTACATTAGCGCGCCGCTAAGTTAAGGAAACCGCATTTCGCTTACATTAGAGAGGATGACCCGCCGAGATGGCGGGTTTTTTATTGACCATGATGGACGATGAAGACGCCCCAGAGGGCGAAGACGAGACGGCCGAAGCTGAAGACGGCAGCGATGAGGGCTCAGAGATCGAGGCCAAGGCGCGTGAAGCCGGATGGAAGCCCAAGGATAAATGGAAGGGCGATCAGTCCCGATGGACCGACGCGGAAACCTTCCTGGAGCGCACCCGCCCCGCGAAGATCCGGGAGTCGGTCGACGAGCTGACTCGTGAGAACCGAGATTTAAAGAAGCAGATCGCTGACGCGCAGGCTCAGTTTGGTAAGCGTCTCGAAAAGATGGAGACGCTGAACAAGGTCCAGCGCCGTAAGATGTATGCTGAGATCGAAACCGCTAGGCGTGCAGCTGTCGAGGTCGGCGATACGGCGGAATATGACCGCCAAAACGAGATGGAGCAGCAACTATTCCAAGCGGAGCAGGACGCCGGCAAGGCGACCGCTAAGGCCGACGAGCCGGAAGCGCCAAAGGCCGATAATCCTGAAATCCTGCAATGGATCAGCGAAAACTCTTGGTTCAACAAAAGTCCGATGCTCACCAAGGCAGCGGAAGGTATTTCCCAGCAGTTGGCCGAAGATGAGCCAGGGCTGACGCTCAAGGAAAACCTCGCCAAGACGCGCGCCGAGATCATTAAGCGGTTCCCCGAGAAGTTCAGCAAGGCCAAGCCCGCAGCGACCAATGGCAACGGTCATTCAGCGGTCGAGGCCGGTCAGCGCAGCGCCCCGGCGCCCAAGGGCAAGGGCTTCTCCGACATCCCGGCGGAAGAGCGCAAGATCATCGAAGGCCATGTCGAGGAAGGTCTTTACAAGAAAAAAGCCGACGAAACGGTTGCGCAGCAAAAGGCGAGAGCCGCAGCGGCATATTGGAGCTGATCATGACCGAATTTGAAATCAGGCGCGGTCCCGGCCGGCCGCCAAGGACGCAGGAAGCGCTGACAGTAAGAGCGCGCGAGGATCGCGCCGAGGATGTGCGAGGCGAGCGCCGCAGACGCAAGAATGTTGGGCGAAGCAGTCAACTGCGGTTGTCGATCCCGCCGCATTTGGAGAATGATCCGAACTATCGATATTATTGGGCTGTCGACAAGCCCGGCCGTTTGGAGCGGCTGACCAAGCAGGACGATTACGATTTCGTCATTGACAAGGAAACGGCCGCCGACGGTCGCAATACCGGAACTGGAACGCGCATAGAGCGCCATGCCGATGTCGACAAGTTCGGCAACCCCGTCCGCCACTTCCTGCTTCGCAAGCCGATGGACTACCACAAGGCGGACGAGGCTGAGAAGGCTGCGGACCGCAAGAAACTGATGGATGCGATCCAGCGCGGCAAGACGCCCAATGAAGAGGGCAAGGCAATTCACAGCGACGGTTCATACGTTCCGAGCCAGGGCATCTCGATCAGCCATGGCGATTACAAACCCTAATTGCGGCTTCGGATTTGCTCCCGCGCCGCCTTCTCAAGGACTTTTAACAAATGGCAAATGCTGACGCACCGTTCGGGTTTCGGCCCATGCGGTACCGGTCCGGCGCGCCTTACAGCGGCGCGGTGAACCCCTACTATATCGGCACAGGTGACGGCACGGCGCTGTTTCTCGGCGATCCCGTGATGTTCGCAGCCGACTCCAATGCTGCTGCCGAAGGCGATGGGCGGCACAACCCCGGCACGCTGCCGGTCATCACGCGGGCAACGGCCGGTGCGGGCAGCCGCACGATCGGTGTCGTGTGCGGCGTCGAATGGGTCACACGCGACAGCCTCACTCATCGCGCGGCGTCGACTGAGGCGATTATCTATGTCGCCGATGATCCAGAGCTTGTTTTCTGGGTGCAGGATGACGGCGGCAGCACACCGGCTTCGACCAATGTCGGACAGAACGCGAATATCATCTACACCCATGCTGGCGATGCCGCCTACGGCCGCTCGCGCGCGGAAGTAGACTTCGCGAATCTGTCGCCGAATTTGAACACTCAGACGCATATCATCGGCGCGGCCCGTCTGCCCAACAATAGCCCGGCAGAAGATTTCTGCATCTGGGAAGTCACGCTTAATACTCACGCGTTCAAGGGCGGTGTCCTTGGCACGACACTTGGCCTGTAGGGAGAAACGAACATGGCTGTTATTACAACTGGTTCGCACCCAAAGGCTCTTTGGGAAGGCATCAAGGCTTGGTGGGGTCGCGAATACCCAAAACACCCCAAGTTTCACACCGAGATGTTTGACATCGACTCGTCTCGCAAGGCATACGAGGAAGATGTTGAGGTCACGGGCTTCGGGCTTGCGCCGGTCAAGACCGAAGGCAGCTCGATCAGCTACGACAGCGAAGCCCAAGGCACGACCCGGCGCTATACGCATGTCGCATACGCGCTCGGCTATATCTGCACTCACGAAGAGCATCAGGACAATCTTTACGAGATCGTGTCCCGCCGCCGCTCTTCGGCGCTGGCCTTCTCGATGGAGACAACGCGGCAGATCATCTGCGCCAACGTCTTCAACAACGGCTTCAACGCCGCGTATCCCGGCGGCGACGGCGTCGAGTTCTTCTCGATTGTCCATCCGGTCCTGGCCGGTACGCAATCGAATGAGCTGAATCCGGCGGCGGATTTCTCGGAAGCGGCGCTTGAGGATTTGCTTATTCTGATCGCCGACACCGACAACAGCCGCGGCCTGCCGATCGCACCGCGGCCGATCGACATCATGGGGCCGAATGCTTTGATGTTCGACATGACCCGTGTGCTCAAGTCGGAAATGCAGTCGGGCACCGCGAATAACGATGTGAACGCGATCAGGACGATGGGGCTTCTTGGTAAAAAGCCGATAATCAACCCGTATCTTACAGATCCAGACGCATGGTTCGTGCGGACGAACATCCCGAACGGCACGAAATACTATAATCGTCAGGAAGTAACGTTCGACCAGGACAACGATTTCGATACTAAAAATCTCAAGGCCGCCTCCTATATGCGTTTCGTAGCTGGGTGGACGGACTGGAGATCTTGGGCAGCGAGCGCCGGAGCTTAGGGCTTGCGGACGGTCTTCGGACCGTCCTTCTCAACCGTCAAATTCCTGACAATCGGACCGCGCATGCGGTGATATGGGAGATTTTTCTGATGCCTGCTTCAAATTATCCGAATGGTTTTCTGGGTGGCGTGTCTGTTCGGGGCGTGCCTATTCTGCAAACGCATCCTGGCAAGGTTCTTTGGGTTTCGAACGCCACGACTGGGCTGTTGGTCGGCCAGCGCGGCGGTTCTGATGGTAACAAGGGCACGTTTGACAGCCCGTTCGCGACACTGGCGGGCGCCCTTGCGCAATGTGCGGCGAACCGTGGCGACATCATCTTGGTCAAGCCAGGTCACGCCGAGACGATCACTTCCGCGACGGCGCTTCTATTCAATATCGCGGGCGTGGCAATCATTGGCCTCGGCATAGGCAGCAATCGCCCGACATTCACGTTTACAACCGCGA